TAGCTTAAGGTTTACTTATACGCAGCTTGTAGGAGCCTTTGCTCTATTATCTACGATTGTTGGTAGCCTATACGGTGGCTTTCTTATGTATCAGAAAGTCGAAGGAATCGCAAATTTGGACCTCGATTCTATAGCTGGACAGATGAAAAAGACAGAAGCTGAAGTATTACGCATAGAAGAACATGCTAATGCTATTAAGATAGAACTTAAAAAAGATATGACAGATTTACGTAACTCACAGTGGAATTTAGAGTCTAAAGTAGATACTAAGTTACAGTCTGTAGACACTAAGTTAACAAGTTATGATACTAAATTAGACAGGTTTGAGATCAAAGTAGATAAAACTAAAGAAGACCTTATGAAACGAGTACAAGAATCTTTAGACAATCCATTAGCTAATTAACAATGGGTTTATGTGATGTAATTGAAGATATTATTGAAGACGTTGTCGATGCAATCGTTGACGTTGTAGATACTATTGTTGATGTTATAGTAGGAGTTGTAGATGCAGTATTAGCACCTGTTGCTAATTTATTAGGTTATGAAGATGGTGAAACTGCAGATAGTGATGTAGAACTTTTTGAAGTACACAATCAAGCTTTATTTGAAAAACCTGATAAAAAAGCTTCTGCAGAAGTTATTTATAATGCACTTATAAATGAAAGAGATATATCAAGTGATTTACTTTATGCTACGTTATTTCAAAACGGAAAACGCAATGTTAAAAAATTTGTAGATTACATTACTAATAATAACTATTTTGAAGGATTTCCAACTTTAAAAGGTAACGTAATGACTATCGACTATGATGAAGTCGATTCGGTATTAACTACTCTTAATAGCGCTCCTTGCACAATATCTAATGCTAAATTAGGTACATTGTTTGTAAACCCTTGGCAAAAATATTGGTTACAAGAAAACAAAGCTTATGTACATGAGACATCTACGTTTTATCATAGCAGTAGTTATTATGTAGTTAACGTCTCAAATTCTGTTTATAACAGTAGCAGTAATAATTACACATTACGATTAGGAAACCCATTAGCAAACTTTACAGGTTTTAATGTACCTAATAAACCTACAGGACTACATTACATAGTAAATTACTATTTAGACAGTGCTCCTAGTGTAAATAAATTATTTATATATAAAGTAGGTGCAGGTACTTACAGTGGATTAGATGATCCAAATACACAAATTACTACTACAGGTAGTGATACTTTAAGTGTATTGCCAGCAATACCTTTACGTCTAAACAATACTAATTTTAATGCTTCAGGACAAAGTACAACTAAACGAGATAAAATAATAGGTTTAGCAAAAACTGTTGGTTTAGATGCTGAAAACATAATAACTCAAGTCATGGCAGATGTTGCTGCTACTAACATAGCAAATTATGAAAATAAAGTAGATCACGTTTATTTAAACTTTGGAGTTAGAATTTGGGATACATCTCAAACTGCTATGAATTATGGTTTTAGATTTTTAAGTACTTTATTTCCTGGTCAAGGAGTAACTAAAGCTATTTACGATAGTACTCCAAGTTCAGACGAAAAACCTTACAATACTATTTTAGTGACTGCAGGTGATTATAAATTAGCATTTACCTGGGCTTATATTACATATGCTAATTATTCTTTAACAGCTATTAACAATGCAGGTGCTGGTTCAGATATATATGAAAAGTATTATTCAGACTCTAGTAAATTTAATAGTAGTAATCAATTAACAAGTACTTATTATGTTTCATCAGGTGTAAACACATATAACGTAGGTTATTTTTGTACTACTCTTGCAAATGTAACAGCGTATATAGCTGGAACACTTACACAACAATCTAGCTATTCTTCTGAAGCTGCTGATTGGATGCAACCTACACAAGCTATTACTTTTTCAGGAGTAATAGTAAATTCAGACAACTCTGCTAATAATTCTGGAGGTTTAAGAACATCTGAAATATATGAGCGTATAGCTACTCCTACTACACAAATAACTAGTAATACAACTTATCAAATACCTCCTACTTCTGGAACATTAAAAATTGAAATATCTGGTGGAGGAGGTGGAGGAGGTAGTGGTGAACGAGGAGGTAGTGGTAGTAATGGTAGTAGTGGTGGTACTACTTATGCTAGAGTTTATAATGCTGGAGGCACATTATTAAACACATATTCTGCTGGAGGCGGAGCAGGAGGAGCAGGAAATGCTCACGAAACTTCAACTGGTTTTCCTGGAGAATCTTTTGGTGGTCCTGGTAGTAATGGTGTACCTTCAGGAGCACATTCATCTTTTCAAGGTACTGGTGGTCAAAATCATAACGATTCAGCTGGAGGTAGTGCATCAGGATATTCAGCAGGTGGAGCATCAGGCGGTGATGATGGTGGATGGTTTCACGATGATGATTCTGGTAATCCTGGTCTTAGAGGTGCTTATTACACTGTAAATCATACAGTAGCTAATACCGATGATTATGTTGAAATTAGTATTGGTGGTGGGGGTTCAGGAGGTGGAAGTGGTAATGATGGTGGTAGTGGTAGTCAAGGTCGTTGTGTCTTGACACCTTTAGCAATTTCAGCTGGATTAAAGCTAGTTAATAAAGCTAATGAGCCTACTACTACAGGGACATCATTTACATACTATCAAAATATAATTAGTGGAATGAATACATATACAGTGCATTCACCTAAAACTATGTTACGAGTAATTGATACTCAAACTAGTAAATTCAAAATGGTTAATTTTGACTTAACTGATCCTACAGGACTAATGATTCCTTTTTCTTATGAAGTTATTAAATCATTACCTAATGACCATGTATCTAGTTTATTTGTTGCTAGTGCACATATATCTTTATACGTAGCTGATGTACAAATAATTGAGCAACCAGCTTGGGTAGGATTGTTAAAAATAGTACAAGTTGTTTTATTTTTAATGGCTCTTATGACAGGACAATTTGCTGCAGCGCAAGCTTTACAAGCTATGATAAGAGAGATTGTTATTCAAATAGTAATTAAAAAAATTGTAGTTACTATTGCTAAAAAAATAAGTCCTGAATTAGCTTTTGCTGTTGGAGTATTTTTAGCTTATAGAGCAGGCGGTAAAGATATACGAAATATTGATTTTACTGAATTTAAAGATATTGTAGAGTTATTAGGAACAGCAACAGATATATTAAGTGATGTTGTTGAAGTTGTTCTTGAAGACTTAACAGCAACATTAGTAGAAGAACAAAAAGCTATAGATACTGCAAGAGATGAAGCTTTTCAAATGCTAGAAGATGCAGAAGCAGCATTAAATACTAATTCTTTAGTTAAAAGTTATAGAGCTAATTTATTACCAATGATGGCTAATGAGTATTATGATTATTTTAGTAACTATCAAACATTAGCATATGAAGAATTTGAATATGAAAATAAATTTGACAATATCTATGAAAGAAATGATATGAGAGTTTAGTAAAAGCTATATACAATAATTAATTTATGATGTATGATATAAATAACTTTAATATTAACCACTTTACAAGGATTTAAAAATGGCTGTAATATGGAAAAATAATAGATGGGTAGATTCTGAAACAGGCTTGCCAGCAGATTCACCTTATCTTAAAAGATTTGATTCAGGATTAAGTTCTGAAAGAAGTGCTGCTTTAGCTGGTTATCAAAACCTATCAAATATGGGTTTAAATACTAATAAAAATACAAGTACTCCTTATAATATGCCTGCAACAGAAGATAGATTTTCTATATATAACTTAGCAGGTGGAATGAATAAACCTGGTAGTGCAACTAATTTTTGGAAAGGAGAAGCAGAAAAATTAGGTTATGGTAAAGAACCAACAGGGTTTGGAAAATATTTTACTCAAGATAATATAGGTTTATTTGCAGATTTAGCAGGTGGAGCTAGCGATTTAGCAAGTATTTGGTCAGGATTTCAAGCTAATAAACTATTAAAACAAGAAATGGCTGATAATGATGCAAATAGTAGAGCAAACTTTGCAAGTAATGCTATGAACTATAATGACCAAGCTGAAATGCGTAATCAATGGTTAAAAGCACAAGGAAGAGATCCTTTGTATACTCCCGTTCCAACGACTTATTCTTAGGAGTTTAATATGGCAGTCCTAAATTGGAAAACAGTAAATAGAAATGATAATGCTAATTTAATTAAAACGTTAATAGCAAACAATCAATTAATAAGTGAAAATATTGAAGGTTTAGGTACTAAAGCAGACCAATATGTTACAGATAGAAAAGATAAAGAAACTGGAGAATTTATTGCTCAATTGATGACAGCTGATAATACTGCTCAAAGAGATGCAATGATTCAAGGTGTTCAAGGACAAGATTATTTAGATTTTGAAAAAATTGGTCAAAAAAGTTATGATTTAGGAGCTGATGAAAGAACACTAGCAACGCAGTTAGCTAAAGAAGCTAGAGATGCTGAATCAGAACAACTTATTGATGAAAGGGAATTTAAACAATCTAAAGAATTAAAACAATTTGATAACAATTTACAAAGAAGTATTAACGCACAAAATTTTCAAGATAATTTAGCTATTGAAAATGTTAAACAAATTAATGCTGAAAATCTTGCTGAAACTGAATATGGGTATGATGTTAAAGTTGCTGAAAAAAATGCTGAGTTAACTGAAGAAAAATTACAAGCTGCTTTTGATAGAAGCCAAGAAGAACTTAAGAATAAAGCTAAAATAGCAGAAGAAAAAGCATTAGCTACAGCAAAAAGTGTTGCAGAACAATTAAAAATTAAAGAAGATATTGCAGCACAATTAGCTATTGATTTAGACCTCCAAGAAAAAGCTCACAAAGAAAATCTACAAAGACAAAAAGATTTAACAAAAGCTAACGAAAACTATCTTAAAGAAATTGGCAATATACCTAAAGGTTTACAAGGAATCTTTACTAAAGCTAGTGGTGGACTTACTGCTGCTACTGGAACTGATGTAGGAGCTACTCAAGCTGATATAGCTGCTTATGCTGACTTTAGAACTAAAGTATTAAAATCTTTAGGTTACAAACCACAAGATGTGCGTAATAGAGATATGTTTGATAGATGGGCATCAGATAACATTACATTTAATGATAATAGTCTTTTTGGTGGTCTTAACGACTTTGCATTTACTAATTCTAATGGTAAAACTAATAATTTTGGTAAAGGTGGTCAAAGTCTTATTGGTGACACAATAGCTGAAGCTAAAACAGCATTCTTAGATTCTAGAGTAGAAATAGATTTAAAAAACGAATTATTTAGTTGGTATGAAAAATCTGAAGGTGGTAGTGGCAATATAAGAAGTTATGACACTCATTGGGGTGCATACGCTACTAGCAGAGAAGAAGGTGAAGCATTAACAGCTAAAGGTTTTAAAGCCTTTATGGCTGATTTATTAAAATCAGACTAACAAATAACTTAAATGGCAACAGAATTTGAAAAAAGTGTAAACTCTTTTCAGGCTAAAATTGATGCTAAACGAGAAGCTCTTGATAAAAAAGCATTTGAAATAAAAACTTATTTAAATTCTCCTGCATCAATTTATAGTAAAAAAGCAAGTTTAGCAAACGCGTCTCTAACGTTAGAAAACAGATATTTAAACGATCCTGCTAGTAAAGACTTTTATAGCGTATTCAATAGAATAGAATCTGATACTCTTGATGGTGATACTATTGAGATTACAAGTCCTTATGAAAGTTTCTATGGAGGAAAAGAACCTAAAAAACAAATAATTAGATTAGGTTCTAATGATCCAGGTCAAAGTTTAGATACTTACGAAACAGCTAAATACGAAATTGATGAATCAGGTAATAAAAGACTATTACCTTATAATAAAAATAAATACGACTATCACAGAATTCATTATGCTAAAGTTAATGGATTGCCTAATAAAGACTATGTAACACAAGAAATGCTTAATGCGGAAGCACAAAAGCAAACTCAACGTCTAGTAGAAGCATTATATAAAGGTGAAACTTGGGATGACTATGGAGTTAAACCTAATAGAGGTGAAGCTGTACCGTATCCAAAAGAGTATCAAAATCAATTAGATACTTTAACTCAAGAATTTTATAAAGAAGCTGATTTATTAGCAGGTGAACAAAAAATAACTGAGTTAAGTAGAGAAGGCAGAGAAGCAGAAACAATTAATCTTATTCAAAATATTGAAAAAGATGAAATTGATGGATTAGCTAAAAATGTACTTTTAGGTATAGATGGTAGTATTGATAGTATTTACAAATGGTTTGAAAATAGACAAGACAATACTAGTTTACAAAAACTAAAAGCTATTGAACGCAAAATACATAAAGTTAAATTTATAGCAAATGAAATGCGTCCGCCTATTGATGCATCTGTACTTACAGGCGATGTTAATGTAGATATTAAAACAGATGGTGTAGGTATTTATAATAGAGCTCTTGGTACATTAACTAATCCTGAAACAGGCGACGTTTTAAATGATAGTTTAAATAATATTACTAACAATGCTGCATACTTTAGTAAATATAACAAAGCTTATGTAGACAAAATTTTAGCTAACGTAAATGAAATAGCTAGACAACCTAATCCTGATGGTGAAGGATTTTTAGCTGAAATTAGTAATGGATTAATGGGTGGCTATGACAATATACAAGCTGTAGTTTATGGCATGGGTATGCTTATTGCTGATTGGCGTGGTGATACTAAAAAAGCTAATGAATGGATGCAAAAAGCTCATAAAGAACTTGAACAAGCACGAAGTCGAGGCGTTATATTACCAACAGTAGAAGAATTAGATTGGACTAATCCAAGAGCAGTACTATCTAAAGTTGGTAGAACATTTGGTGAAGGAATTCCATCAATAGCTACTATGTATGGCACAGGTGGAATATTTGGTTGGTTAGGTAAAAAAGGAGCTAATAAATTTGTTAGTAAAAAAATTAGCCAAGAAGCTAGAGATAAATCTATAGCTAATATAACAAGAATAAGTCAGTACAGTGGAGCGTTTGTAGCAGCTAATGTTTTAGAAACAGGTGGTATATATCTTGATGTAGCAGCAGCTGGTGAAAGAGATGGAAGAGCCCAAATAATGTCATTTATAGGAGGTTCAACAGCAGCTAGTTTAGAAGCTATATTCCCAGCCAGTTTATTTGCAACTAAAGGTGCATCTAAAGTAGGTACTGATGCTATTAAGAAAAAGTTTATTGAAAGACTTATTCCTGCTCTTGCTAATATTGGTAAACAAACTGCATCAGGTGCATCAATAGAAGCAGTAACTGAAGGATTACAATTTGTTGTTTCAGAAGTTACTCAAGAATTAATTAAAGAAGGTGATTTAAAAAATATTAATGCAAATGAATTTGTATCTGGAATTGTAAATTCTATGTTTGCAGGAGCTATTCCTGGTGGTGGTATCCGTACAATAACATCAACATTAGGTGGAGCAAAAGATGTTTTATTAGATTCTGATAGAGCTAGAACTAGAGAACGTCAACAAGAAATAGAACAAGAAGCTCGTACAGCTGGTGAAGAATCTATAATTGGAAAAAACGAAACAAGAAGTTTAGATGAAATAGTAGAAGACTCTGGAACTGAATTATCTACTATTGTTAAAGAAGTACTGCAAGCTACTAAAGGGTTAAATTTAAATAAAGGCAAAGATAAAACTCCAATATCAGTTGCAATAAAACTTTTAGATGAATTAAGCAAAGTTGACCCAACAAACGCAGCTATTGAAAAACTTGAAGCTGCTATTAAAAACTATCAATCAGGTAGTCCAAAACAACAAGTTGCTATTTTACAAAAAATAATTGAAAACGAAACTATTAGAGAATTAGCTGCTCTTGAACAAGAATATAGAGTTAAAAAATCAAAAGCAATTGATGACAAAGAAGTTGAAGCATTAAATAAAGAAGAAAAAGATAAAGAAGCATTAATACGTAAAAGTGCAAACAGTAAGCTAAATAGAGCAGCTCGAGGAGCTCCTATTAATAAAGCTAATAGAGCTGAAAGAACTAAAATTAGCGAACGTGTTAATGAAGCTATTAAACTAATTCAAGAGATTAACACAAAATTAAATGATCCAAAATTATCTAAATCAGAACGTAAACGTTTAGAGCGAACTCGTCAAGCTCAAGCTACTATAATTCAAAATTTATCTGGTACAACTGAGTTATTACCAGCAACAAAAACTGCAGCAGAAAAAGCATTAGATTCTTATGATTGGTTTACTAATAAAGTTGTTCAAAGAACAAGCAACGATAGAATTAAACAAGCTGTTGAAGCTGTTGAGGAAACACAAGATAAATTATTAAAAGCTATTAATGAAACAGTATTAGACGAAGAAACAATCAATACATTAATGGAAGAGCTTGATGTTGGTTATGAACAATTAAAAGCTTATCAAGATGAATTATTAAAAGCAGCACAAAACACTACTCAAAAACGAGAACAAAAACAATTAGGAACATTAATTCGAGGACTTGAAAAACAAATTAAACGGGTTAATGCTACTACTCAACTCGTTATGAATAGAGAAAATGAAGAATTAAGTAAAGAAGGTACAGAAACAAAAGAAGCACAATCAAAAGCAAGTGATATTCTAAATTCTTTAAAAATTGATGTAATTAATAAAACATTAAAACTATCTAAAAAAGTTGAAAAAAACCTTACTAAAGCAGAAAAAAATTTATATAAATTAAGAAATCAAATAGCTGATTTACATGTACAGATTAATCCTGAAAGACCTGAGATATTAGGAGGTAAGTCTAATAGAGGAGTAGTAGAAGTCTATAAACAAGTTATAGAGGGTGATAAAAAATTTACAGGATTAAAAGATTATCTTTATAGAGCAGAAAATGGATTACCTTTTTTAAGTGCTTTTAAAGCTTTTAAAGAACATCATAATAAAAAGTTAGAAGCTTTTAAAAAAGCTGAAAATTTAGTATTTAACGAGGGCTTAGATACTGAAACTATTGTTTATGTGAATAAAGATACTTTTAAAGTTGATTTTAATGATGATGGAAATAGTTGGTGGGTAAACTCTCAAAGTCTTAATTTAGTTGGCTATATAGAAAAAGAAGTTGAATACATCAATATACTCGGAGAGTATATTGATGGTGTAGTACTAAATAGAAAAACAAAAAATAAAGTTAAAGTAGCTAAAAATCAAACTAAAAAGATTGGTGAAAAAATACAATCAGAAATTGTACAAGATAGACCAGCAACTAATAAACTTGATAATAAAGAATTTACAGATGCTGTAGAAGAAGAACCTGGAACTAAACCTAAAGATAGCAAAAAACAGTCTGCAGCTGTAAATACTAAATCTAAAAAAGAAGAAAAACAAGAAACATCTACAATAGATGAATTAAAAGAAAAAGAAAAAGCAGCTACAGATAGTATTAGTAAGTTAAAAGCTACTATTGCTAGACAAGAAGCTGAATTAGAAATATTAAAAAAATCTGAAATTTTAGAATCATCTCGCAGTGAAAAAATCAATGAATTAGAATACAGAATAAATTCAAACAAAGCTTTACTTAAGTCATTTGAAAAAATACAAAAAGAAAATATAAGTAAATTAGAAAAAGCTCAACGCCAAGAACTTATTCTTAATAATGTTTTAAATAAGTTTACGGATCAATTTTTTAATCTTGCCCAAACTGCAGATAATTTATTAAAAGTTAGAGATTTATTTGAAATCAGAGATGCTAATAGAACAACATCATTTTTTGCAACTAATAATCAAACAACTTTAAGTTCTGATTATATTAAAAAACAATTAATAAAACTTGTAAATAAAGATAATCCTAAAAAACAAAATGCAGAATACATTGATGCTGTAACAACAATGTTTACTAAGTTTAAAAAAGAATTGATAAATAATGTATTACCTAATTTAGATACTATCAATACTAAGTTACAAAATGATGGAGTTATGGCTTTATCTAATCCTCAGTTATTATTAACGTTAAAAAACGGTACTATCCCTGATGAAGTTATTTTTGCAATGATGTTATCTACAATGCATTGGGCAGCTATAAATAAAAATATATCTAGAAACATGCCTAGATACAAAATAGCTGCAATGTTATTTGGTGATCCTAAGCAGACTTATAGAATAAGGTCTGAACAATATGACGCATTTAAAGATGCAGGTATGTCTATAAGAAATGCTACACGCGATATTAGTAATGAAATATTAGATATATTAAATATTAAAGGTAAAAATGCTACTGAAGATGAATTATTTGTAAAATTAGATTTAGCAAAAATAGATCCTAGTTTTAATGAAGTATTTACTCAAGATGCAATAGTAGCTAAAAGAACAGGTCAAGCTTTAGCTTTATTATCAATTGAAGCAGCTAGATTTTTAGCACTTGATACAAGTAAATTAAAAACATCAAATAATATAAATCAAGAAAAAAGAGTTAAAGGTAAGAATGTTTCTACTAAAACGTCAGGAGTTATTGTTAAAGGGGGATTTTTTCAATTTCATCACGGTAGATATGATCCAGATTTATTTGATGATAATGAAGAATATTTAGTAGATAGTAAAAGTAAAAAAATTGTAAGAAATACTTTAATAGTTAGAGATACACCTGCAACTAACAAAGTTTTAGATGTATTTAAAGATAATGTAAATAATCTTGAAGCTATTAAAGGTAGTCAGTCTTATTTAAAAGACATTTTTGATAAACCTGTAAAAGAAGTACAAGAAACAGTAAGAGATGGCTTTTATCCAATATCTGATGAACATAAAAGTGTTGTTACATCTTTACAAAATGTAAAACATAAAGCTAAAGAAAATTTATATCCTCTTTTTAATGCATTAACTGATACTACATTACTTCGTTTAAATAACTATAAAAATCTAGATGAAGTACATGATGAAAAATTAGAAGGTAAAAAAGCTGCTAATAAAGAAATTGTTGAAGATTTAGCAATATTACGTGATTTTGTTGCTAATAGTAAAAACAAAGGATTCTATTATCGTTGGAATGTAATGAAGCAAGGTAGATTCCAGATTATAAGTAATACTATTAATCAACAACGCAGTAAGATGATGCGAGATTTCTTCTATTCAGATAATCCTTCTACAGTTAACACAGACATGGATAGAGCTGTTTTTAAACTTGCGGTAGCTCAAGCCTTTGGTTTTAAATTAACTACTCTAAAAGCAGCAGAGCTTCAATTTGAAATGTTAAGAGACACTAAAACAAGTGTTGGAGCAATAATTGACGAAATATTAAAAGTTTTAAAAACAGAAAATAATAGTTTAGACATTCTAAAATCTTTACCAAAAGAAGATGTACAAAGGGCTATTAATGAAGGTGATCTTAAAGTTACTAATGATAAATTAAATACTTTAATCAATGAACTAATAGATGAAGGTACTATTAAAACAACTATGCGTGTGCTTGAAGGTTTAGTAGCACTTAGTGAATATAATCCTGAAAGTTTTGTGTCAACTATTTATCTTGAAATGGATGGTACTACTAATGGTTATGCAATAGGTCTATTACAATTTGCTGTTGGTAAACCTGAAGAGTTAGTTGAACAATTTGCTAGAATTGGTATTAATGCGCAACCAGGAGATATTAAAGATACTTTTGAAAAATTTATTGCACGAGGTGAATTAGATGTTTATCAATTCTTTTCTGATACTTTTTATAAAGAATTAACTAAACCAAGTGAACAAACAAAAGAAGAGTTAGGTACAGAAACTTTAGCAAATATCGAAGTACTTCATGGAAAGTTTTACGATATGTCTGAAGAAAGTGGACTTGAAAAGTTAAGTTCATTTGCACGAGATATAGCTAAATCTCCAGTAATGATTAGTAACTATGGAGCAGGTACTCCTAGAGTTATTTCTAATGTTATAGCGTCAATAATTCCTGATTTATATGATAAATTAGCAGAATTTCAAACAGAATTTAATAATGCAACAACAAATAATGAAAAGAAAGAAGTTGTAGATAAAGTTAGAGCTATTCAAAGACATATTAATTTAATTCTTAAAGATAGAGGGCTTAGAGGAGTAAATTTAGTAAATAGATTAAATAAAAAAGGAAGTACAGAAAATAGAATTAAAAAAACGTATAGAAATAATTTGTACGGTTTTGTGCTTGCAGATGCAGAAACTCAAGTTTTTAATAAATATTTTAAAGATTTATATACAAATGCTTTTACTAACACATTAGATACGTTATTAGGTCCTTTAAAAGAATCTAGTGATTTAGTAGTGCAAGCAGCAGAAATAATGTATTTTGGTTTTGTTGAAGCTTACAATGACGCAATAACATATGTTGATCCAAAAACTAATAAATCTAAAAAAATATCAAGTTTAGCTACAAAATTATTAGTAGCAAAAGAATTAAAAGAATTAATGCCACAACTTAAAGGTTATATTTACAGTGAAAAAAGTAGTGGTGTTTTAGAATTAATTAATACAAAACCAGAGTTAGATGGTAAATATAGTATTCAAATTTTTAACAAAGGTATAGCTGCTCCAGTTGAAGAAAAAACAAAAAACTGGGAAACAATTGAAAATCGCAAGTTTACTACATTAGAAACTTTAACTTTTACACCTAACTGGGACTCTCCTGGTGTTGGTGCAGTTATTAGAGCAATTCAAAATAGAGATTCTGTAGGCATTGGTAAAATTGTTAAAGCAAATCCTAAAGGCATGCTTATACATGATGCAAAAACAAGTAGTATAAATGATGTTGTAAATGATGCAACTATCTTAAATGAATGGTTTTTAGAAGATGGATTAAACAATCGTATATTAGATGAAATGCGTGATGCATTAGAAACTTTTTTAGTAAAAATTAAAAATAAAGACCCTGAATATTTAAATAGAATCAATGACCTAATTCAAACTAAAAGCCATAAGATTACAACGCTAAAAAAACGTTTAAAAGTTTTAAAAAGCATAAGTCCAATTACAACTGATGTTGCAAAAAACATTAAAGACACTGAAACTGAAATTGACGACTTTATTAGATTTGTTAATATTGAATCAATACAAGAAAAATTAGTAGAACAAATTGCCAAAGTAAATGAAGCTCAATCAAAAATTGATTTAAAAAATGCAAGGTCATCACAGTTTTATGTTCCTGAATCAGTATTTGATAAATCAACAGTACCTACTATAGTAAAAAAAGACCAAGCTGGTCAAGAAAGTATTGATGATACTAATAACAACATAGTAACAGATAGTAGTGCTGTTGAAGAAACACCATTAACTCTCGAAGATATTGCTAAACTTAATGCAGAAATAGAATCGTCCCAGGGAGATCTTAAAAATACTAATCTAACTCCTAACAACATTAACACAGTTCCTTTTGTTTGGGAACCTTTAGCTAAATTAGAACAACAAAGTAAAAGTAAACTTATAGAATTAGCTAAAAGAATACAAGTTCCAATAGAAAATAATGCAACAAAAGAAAAAATTATACAGAGAATAACTGATAGTCAAAATGGATTGCCTCAAGAACCTATTGCTCCAATAAAGCCTAAATTTACAAACAATAAAGCATTTATAAATAGAATTAAACGCATGGGTGGCATTAATCCTAATAGTACTCTTGGTAAAGAATTAAAAGCTCAAGATATTACTAATAAACAGATGCCAGGATTGTTTAGAAACGATAGTACAACAGGAGAATTAGATGGAATTCCAGTAAATGAGCTTATAGACGATGGTTTATTTGCAGATGATGATGGAAGTGGTTATGCAGACTATGATTGGATATTTGATAGGATTGTTGGAGAAGTATCAGGTGAATTAGGATTAAATGAAAACGATCAACTTATTAATGACCAATACGAAAACCAGCTACAACAATATGAAGAAGAAAAAGCTGAATATAATAAGAAAAAACTTTTAGATAATAATGCTGATAAATTAGGTTCTTTATTAGGTTCATTAGAAGAACAGACAACAGAAGACCTTAAAAAAATATACACAAGTACAGATTTAAGAAGCAATCTAATTAATATTTTTGAAAGCATTGGAAAAATGCATACAAAATCTTATTTTTCCGAAGAAGATAAATCAACACAAGAAACTCATTTAAAGCGTGTTTTAGATGAGATTATTGCTAAAGCAGGTCCTATATTAGATAAAACAGTAGTAACGCTAAATAAAGGTAATATTAAGACTAGTGGACACGCTAACATTACAAATAACTCTGTAAACGTAAACATTAACAAATTTTTACCTAAATCTTATTCACAACAGAACGGTCAAGAAGTTTATACACATGAGTTAATACATATTCTTACTCGTTTTATTCTTAAAAACAATCCTGAATTCAGAAGAAATGTTAAAAGAATTAGAGAACAGGTTAAAGCACAGATAGAAAAAACAGAAAAGAATCCATATGAAATCTTTTTGCATAGAGATAGTGATGGAAACATAATATCACGAAGAGATGAAGCTTCAGAAATAGAAGCAGCTAAAGAACAATATGATTATGTATTTGTAAGACCACCTGCAGACGCTGTATTAGATGAATTCTTAGCTTATGCATTAACTAATAAATTTTTAGTAAACACATTAAAGAGTATGCCATCAGAAAGCATACCTTTATGGAGTAAAGATTCTACTGATAACGTTGTAGAAAAACTATTTACAATGTTTGCAGAAATGATAAAAAGATTTAAAAATCTTTTAGAAAGAAAAAATAAACCTGCAAATTTAGAAGAAGAAATATTTCAGCTAACTAAAGAAGTTATTGAAGTAAATCAGTCTAAACGAAGTAGTCTTGCAAATGCAGTATATTTAGATAAAGCAGGTGGTATCGCAGACCAAGGTAACGCGATACTATCAGATTTTATTAAAAGAGCAGGTACAAAAGGTTTAAATATTGCTGGTGATAAATACAACAATATGGTTGATGCATTAACTAGACAAGGAAAAATTGACAATTTCGTTGCTGACGTGCTATACGATAGTAAATTAATGACTTTACTTACAGCTAAAAACCAAGAATTAATTGAAAATAATTCAGAAATTCAAAGAGTTTTAGCGAGAATATATGGAAGCTTTAGACCAGGTTCATTAAAAATATTAAGTTCTTTAAAAACAGATATATTAGGTGATGTTAATCAAGATTTTATTAAATTGCTTTATAAATCAAATAAAGTAGTTGATGCTAATCGTAGAGCTCATAAAGAAATTACACAAAAACAACTTAAAAAAGTATTCAAAGATTATAAGTCTTTAACTGAAGAAGATAAACGTGCTATAACAAGAGTTTTGTTAAAAACAGATCTTTCAGTACTAGTAGACACTAAAGAGTTTACTATTGAAGAAGTTATGGAAATTATTAAAAATCCTGATGTATTGCAAAATAAAATTGATGAGTATAAAAAAGGTTTAACTCCTTATCAATTATTGCAAAGTGAAGGTTTATCAGATTACATGGTAACAAACAAAACTTTTGTTAATAATTTATATCTTAATGCAAATAACATATATATTTCAAAACCTTTACGAGGAAAAAGTAAAAGTAAAAAAGACGAAATAATTAAACAAATAGATATTTTTGTAAGTTTACTTGCTTTACAAAAAGTTGGTGACGAATCTAAAAAAATGGTCACAGTAATACAAGAAAGAGAATTTGGTTTAAATAGTACACATAACGGAATACATGCTTTAATAAATTTACATATGGGTTTTAAAAGAGATTCTTTAGAAAGAGCTTTTAAAAATAATCCAGTATTAATGCAAAAAGGTTATATTGCACAAGTTACAGACAGTGATGCAGCATTAAGAGTAGAGTTAAGTAATGTTGAAACACAAATAAGAATGAAATCTGAAGGTTATCAATTTATAGGAAATTTTCATAATATTGCAGGACTTAAAGGAGAAAATTGGGGTTTATATGTAATAAAAAACGACCCAGATTTAACAAGAACTAAAGGTGTATTATCAATGACAGGTATGGTTGGTAAAGGTACTAACTTTATGACAATTAATGCAAGAGATGAAAGTAGCCCAGGACAATTAAAAGCTAAATTAAATAAATTTACAGCACAACAATTAATTGCAGCGCAGCTGCAAGAAGCAAAACAACAAACAAGCGCAAATATAGATAAAACTTATAAAATGATTCCGTTAGTAGATGAAGATTTAAATATTGTTAACTATAGATTTAATTTAAGACAAAATGAATTTGAAAATTATTTAAAACAAAATTTATCTTTTGAAGAAGTTCTGCCAACAATGTACAGTCAAATAGAAGACAGAATTAATTCTGAATTAATAAATGAAGAAGCTATTAAATTAATGGATCAATATAGAAAAAAAGCTTATTCTAAAAACCCTAAAGGATTTATAAATATATTATCAGCAGATTTTAAAGAAGAATATTTTGACCATCTACCTAAACAGGCTAAGTATGAGATTATGCAAAGAGCTACGTTTGACAACAAAACAGGAAAAGATTCTTTTCTAGTTGAACGTGGATTTTTAGATACAATATTTGGTTATGTGACACCTTCAATATCTAGTTTAGTACCTAAAAAACTAGCTAAAAAATCAGCAACTGCAAGAAAAACACAACGTTATTTAAAAATAAGTGAAAAGTTTGTTAAAGAAATGGTCAATATGGCTACAGTAAACATTGTAATAAAAATTCCAATTGTCCCTGCTGCAAACTTTACAAGTAATTTTATTACCTCTTGGGCATACGGAGTACCACCTGATTATTTAGTTAAAAAGTGGTATGAAGGGATTAAAGAACTTAAAGATTATAGATTAATGGCTAACGAATTAAAATTGTTAGATTTAGAAGTGTTAAGTAATCCTGCTTTAAAAAACAGCAGTGCTCTTAAACTAAAGAGAGCTACTTTGGTAGCTGATATGAATAAAAATAAAGTAGCTTGGTTTATTGATGAGGGCTTGTTTAACTCTATTACTGAAGATATAAACCAAAATGAGTATAGCTACAGAAATAAGATGTTAAACAAGCTTAAAGAAAAAGGAGGAAAGCTAGTTACAGGAAAAGTAACAAACATCGCAAATCAAGCTTATATTGGTGAACACACTGCTATATTTAAAGCATCGATGCATTTCTTACAAATAAGTGATTTTATTGCTCGTTACGCATTATATAAATACCAAACAGAAGAAAAAGGTATGGATAAAAAAGAGGCATACCAATTAATGATACAAACTTTTGTAAATTACGATCAACCACTAAATAGATATTTAGGTTATACAAATGATATGGGTTTAATACTATTCGTAAAATACTGGATGAGAATACAACGTGCAGGTTTACATTTAATGATTAATAAACCATTAAATGCAGGAATAATATTTTCAGGAAATAGTCTTTTAGGTTTAGATATTGAAACTATTTTAAATTCTAATCTTATTACAGGTAATTTTATGCCTACAATTGGCGGAGTAGAAAAAATACTTGAAGAAGTGTTTATACCGCCTGGAGTAGAAATTATGATGTTAGAAGGATTCTAATCTTTTTTATTTTCTTCATCTAAGTCATACAACATCAACTTTACAATAAAATATACTACAAACATAATAAATATAACTGCTAGTATAGGTATTGCAATGACAGACAGGGCTAAGATTGCAATAATAAGCACTGTAAACCCTGTCGTACCAGCTATAAGTTTAAGATTCTTCGGAAATTTCAACTTCATCGTTAAATAAAGCAGTAGGTGGTTTAATACTCGTTGCTTTCTTATCTGCTGTTTCTGAAGATGTTTCGTCTTTATCGACTATAGTAACTTCTGCAGTAACACCTGCATTAGCACCTCTGCCTACTGTTATAGTAGTTTCTATATCAGTATAGCTATCGATAATATTCTTATCTTGTAGAAGCCCTCTAATAGCACCATGAATATCATTGTTGTTTAATTTAATAATCATAGTACTCCTTAATTGAATAGCTTCTTACCTGCTGGCTTTGCAGCTGCAGATGTAGAACCTGTAACTTCTTTAACTCTGTTAAGAGTCTTACCTGTGTTACGCTCTGCCCATTTAGGCATCATCAATGCTTCAGTAGCATCTTTAGCTTTCTCAACTACAGTCAAATCAGAATCTGGAAAGTAAAATTCTTTCAACTGATTTTCATCTCTAGTTTCAGCAGAGTCTACGTAAGTACCACTACCGTCATTAACTCTCTTATTGACAGTTTGCTTCAGGACTGCGGCTTTAATTTGCTTACCTAATAAAGAAGTAGCAACGCTCTTCTCTGTAGGTTTTTCTTTCTTCTCATTAAAGTCATAGACGTTAACCATTTTCTTTTCACTCTTGTCGAAAGCCTCATTGATGTCTTCGCCTGTAATGATTAGAGCTAGGTTATTAACTAGTGTATATCCAGGTAAGTAATCTTTCTCACCCTTCTGGTTTACAAAATGAACTTCTTCTTTGCGGTTAGTAAACCAAATAGTTTGTTTTAGCTTTTTGCCATCTTCGCCTAACAAAGTCACATTCAATGAATGAGCTCCGCCTTTTGATTGGTCAAAGTATGCCATATCTACTATTGTTTTATATACGCCAGAGTCCCATAGATATGAGCCTCCACCTAGTGAAGTTTCTTTTAATTTTATATCATCGTGCATACTAAATTTGCCCATAATACAAATCTCCCTTAGTTACTGTGAATAAAAATCTATAAAGGTAGTAACAGAACCCTCTATAGATTGGTTAAATACGGTGCGGAGCACCGCTATAAAATAAGATATAAGCACTTTTTATATAGACTATTTAGCTTACTCAGGCTGTAGCCTTGCTAGCCTCTAGGACTAGCGTCTCCCATAAGTTAGGACACTACTTAATCAGTTGGAAGCACTAAATGTAGTACTGAAAAAATATATGCCCTAACGTATAGAAACTACTTTTTCTTACGTTTTCTACCTGCGGCTGCAAGTTTTTGGAATTTGGCTTTGCCGTGTTTCTTTCGACCTATGTGTGCTGCGAGTGCTGCACTGCCTACTTTTTTCTTTAAAGCTTTGAATCGTTTACCACTACCTAGCTTTGCTTTTGCCATACTCTCTCCAATAATGACTACATGTGTATACGATAGTAGCCGTACCGTTGAAAAATTTGACTAGGAACAAGACTAAGTTGAAATCCGTTAACGACTCAGTAAAAAACTAGTCAAATCTGAAATACACTTTCAGGGAGACAAGTTAATTCTATCATAAAATTAACTGAGTCCCTGTACTTTATATTGCTGTTCTAGTTCTTCTAGCGGTCTTTGTTTGCATCTAGAGATATAACGCTCGTAAGCGTCATCATAATTTAAGCCGCCTCTGCTTGCTCTATCTGCATAATCTAAAGCTAATGCTTCGCATAGCTGTTCTTTTGTCAACTTCATTAATTATCTCCAAATGGACTCATAGGTGGCATAGGTGCAGGTCTAGCTTTATCTTCTAGCTCTGTAAATCTACATTCTATGCTAGGCTCTGTTGCCCATAACATTGTAGCTTTTAACATTACTATCTGTTTGTCATCTTCATAATAAACATTATTAAGTGAATCTAGTATAGCTTTACAATAGTTATCAATATCAGCATGATTGTCACAATATGCCCCATTTTTAGCTTCTTTCTTTTTCTTAGACCAAGACTTAGGTATTGGTACATTAAATTGTAATTCAGCAAATATATTGCCTGTCATAGGTATAGTTTTAAGATCTGCAGTAAGTGCATACATATCTTTTTTAAATTGAGTGTATTTCTTGCCATAATATGTAGACCATCGTGTAACTCTAGGTCTACTAGCAGGAACAGGTATTATGTTAAATGTAACATGCATACTAATCTGTTTTCACTTCAAAAGTTAAAGCTAAATATTTTAATCCTGCATTAATTTCATCTCTAATAGATTTTTTTAACTCTACATCAGTAGGATTGTTTTGATCTACCCAATCACTTTTATATTTATCTGTAAAAACAGATTTCATTTCTGCTCTAACTATATCTAAATCAAGTGTTACGGATAATTCCATGTTATTTCTCCTTAAAAGCGTTATTAAAAATTTTCCAAAAGTCTTGGTTATTTTTCATAGCTTTTTTAATACGTGGAGTGACACGGTTTTGTCTCTCTTTACGTTGCTCTTCAAAGTTTTTACTTAACTTTGCTTTTTTTCTAGTATCAGGCATTAGTACTATGTTGATTTACTGTTAACCAAACAACTCTTTTATCATCTTGTAAAGACGCTAAACTACTTTCAACAAGTAATTTTTTATTTTTTAAATCTAGTACAGCTCTTTTAATAGTTGATAAAGACTTATCAGCAAAATGACTGTGATTTACTATATTAGTAATACAAGTACTATGTGCTGCAGCAGTAAAAACATAAACATCTTTAGCTGTATTAGATAGATTATAACCCTGTAAAGCGTCATTAATCTTTCTTTGTGCTAATTCTTTTTTACGCCACATAGATTCAAAACTTTTCATGGATTTCATATAGTTTCTCCTAAACTAATTTAACAAATTTAACATCTATTTCTTGATTAGGTTTTTTATCAGTAGGATAGTTATTTAATAAATAAGAAGGTACTGTACCAATTTCTTGTAATAAATCATTTAAACCAAAAGAAACATCTTTATTTATAATGTTTAAAAACATTGGAGATACAAAAGCTGCAATTTGTTCTTTTGTTCTACTTTTAAAATAATAGTTAAAAAAAGCTGTTCTGCTTAAACTATAGATTTTATCCATTAGCTATATCCTCAACTTCAACAACAACTTCAACTTCTTCAGGAAATCCAATACTTTCACCAAAAACATCAATTACTCTACGTAATTTATATATTTTGTTTGTATCAGGCATATTATTTGGATCAGGTATGCTACTAGGACTTTCAATTAAATCTTTTAATTTTAAAACTTGTAAACTCATGGTATCTCCTAAATTATGTAACGTTCGTATTGTGCAAACCATAGTGCTATATAAACAACACTAATTGTAGTTACGCTAAGCATAAAAAATGTTAGCGTATCAAATAGTAACTTTAAAGCTGACATAGCTGTCTCCTAATTTAATAAACTTAATAGTAAAGTATTGCCTCTTTTAGTAAGTATGTTGCGTGTATCTGCATATACTTTTAAACGTTCTTTAACGTCTTCGTTACCAGCAATAACTTCACCCATGATATCCATTGACAGTTCCTTATTATCTAATTCACCGTCAACGAATTTCATTAAGTCTATGTCTGAAAATTTTTTAGTCGTCATAATATTCATGCAATCTGTCCAATATATGCTGCAGATTGTTATCAATAAATGTTTCTTGTGTGTCCCACATTCTCATAGGACTCCTGATACGTTCATTAACCGTATCTTTAGTCAGCTTAGTTTGGTATACATATTTGTATTCCAACAATTTTTCTTCATCATTATAAGACAATAAATCAGATTTGTAAGCTTCTAAATTTTTAAGAGGTACTTTCTTGCAACCAATAACAGTACTGAAATAACTTTCTACACCAGTGTTCATAAGAGAACCTTTGACTTTAACCATAGTCTCATTAACCATCTCAGATTCATTAAAGATATCTGATGTGTGTGCAATAAAGATAATGTTTTTGTTAGAGTTAGCTACATTCTGTGCCATCATGTTTTTCATAAACTGTGCATATTGACCCCATGCTTTCATTGTGTTTGTAGATGTAAGCACTTTAGTACTCTCAAACATATCCATAAGATATGTAAGACTGTCAATAACAATTGTATGTACTTTGTCATTGTCTTGCACTGAGTCAATAGCATCAGGTACATCGGTAGGGTCTGTAATAGTAAATTTTTTAAATTTAGATCTGAACGGTAATTTCTTGTTGTTTTCACAGTTCAAATACATTACGCCCTCTGGGTCTTTTAACATTTGTAAGCTTGCAGACTTACCTGTAGCGGATTTGCCACATAACAAAACTAAGTTGTTATTCATTATTTACTCTCCTTCTGAAGTATTTTTTTATCAATTGATCTCATAATCTTAGAATGAATTTCTTCTTGACTGATAGGGTCAGTAATATGTTCATTGAAAGTTACAAGTTTGTTTGCAATCGCATCTCTTGGATAGCCATTGTCCATTAGCATAAAGCCGTATCTAATAATCATAGATGCTCTGTTACCGACTTCTATGCGGTCAGAGAACCATCGCTCCATATTACTCATACCTTGAGCATCGAGAATCTTTTGTTCTTGTTCGATAGCTTTTTTAGTTTGAGGTATAAATAAAGTAGCATCTAGTAGTTCTCCATCGTTATAGTAATGATGTCCATCATGTGACATCCATTTGCGTGCAATATCTTTAGTTGCAGTATCACAATCAAATGGTAGCCAATTGAAGACATTCTCCATAAATTTAGAATAATCTCTAGGTTTCAACTTTAAGTAGTGAGACATAGGAAATATAATTCTAAATCTGTTTTGTTTCTCAGTATGTCGTTTAGTTGTAGCAAACAGTACTTTGTATTCGCTTAGAAGTTCTTTAGCAGAATTCAAGCTACATTCACCGTCAATGTCTAGTATTAGTAAATTAAAGCCTGGTATAGCTTTATCACTAGAACGGTAACCGTCTAAGAAATTGTGTGCAGTATAATGGTAACCTGCAGTGCTAACTAATTCGTGTAAACGATTAAACTTAGTTACTGCACCTTCAAAGTCTTTTGTTATGTCAGTACTGTAAGCTACTTGTATTTTATCTAGATCAGTTTCTTTTAGTGCTTCACCAGATAAAAATTCAATATCATCAATATAACTCTTACGAATAATAATATTGTTTTTGTAACCCCAGGCAATAGCTAGTGACAACATATCTTTTTTCTGTGCTTCTGGTCCTCGATAGAATGGTAACTCTTCAATCAAATCTACTTGAGTAAGCTCTTTACCTACATCTGCAATATATCTTGCAAGACGAGCATATGAGCCTTCTTTGTTAATGATTCGATGGAATTGTTTACCTGAGTCTTCTACAAGTTGAATAGCACTATCCAGATGATATTGTGTAATAGACTTACCACCTTCAACAAATGCATAAGCACCTGCTAGTTTCAATGCTTTGTAATAGCGATGTGATAGCTCAGCTTTTTTAATGTCTTCATGTATTTTTAACTTAGAAGCTCTAGCTTCACAGTTAATTTTGTATTGAAGTAAGTGAATTGTATCTTGTTTAGTTAGAGTTAGCACAGTATTAAATTTATTTCTATCTGCTAAGTTAGTAATAACTTGGCTAATACGCTGTGTATCTTTAACAACATTAGTAGATGTCAAAGCATCATACAATTCTTCTGCTGTTTGTTTCTTAAAGTCATTGAGTGTATTTGTATAACCAAATAGCATTCTACGAGCATAGCCTGTCTCAAGCATTTGTTTAAACTCTTCTTCTGTTTTGCTACCATCTAATAACTTAGTTGGTGTGCCGAATAACATAAGGTTTGTAGGTGTCTTGCCTATTAGTTCTTCACCACGCTTGTTGTCTGATGTATTCTTAGTTAGCTTTTGCTTGACTTTGCCTACATCATACAGCTCTAAGAAAGTATTGAGCATTTCTACATTGCTAGTTAAGTTTGAGCCTACCTCATCTAACTCTAGATTCATAGAACCTGCGTTAGACATTAGTAATTTGAGTCTCATCTGTTTGACTGCTGGTGCAGTACCACTGTCAAAACTAAATGCTAATGTACCTAGAGCATCATATTCTTTCTGAACTTCAGCCATAGCCTCATCAGAAGATAGATTAGGATTAATCATTTGACGTCTAGCAGCAATCTGTAATAGCTCTGCGTTACTTTCACCAGGCAATACATCTCTTAAAAATCTTGTTCTGAAGCCATCAATGATGTCTTCTTCCATAATATTAGTTGAGAAGCCCTTGCCTGTGCCTGATGGCATTAAGTTTAAAACATATGAGTTAACAGGTATAACCCCCCTATCACGTGTTTCAATATTACATCGCATCATAGAAGTTACTTTAGATAAGTAATAAGCTACGAGTAATCTGAAGAAGTGACGATTCTGTGATTGTGTTTTAGCGACAAGTATGTCTACAATCTCTTCAGAGAATTTAAAGTAAGTAGGTTTTGACATATTATTTCTCGTAACTACCTTGCTTACTTATAATGCGATGATAAACACTTCTGCTTTTGTTAAGGTCTAACTTCTCATTACAAAATTTTGTAAACTCAGCATAAGTTTTAACGCCATATTCATTTCTAAGCGTATAGAGTTTTTGAATTTGGTCAATTTGATTATCTGTGAGTGTAGCATTGTCTCGTTTTTTACGAGTTTTAATGCGTGGTATTAAGACTTCTTCGGATTGTTTAGGTTTTGTAAACCAATTTTTTATGTAGTACCAGGTGTTCATAAAACTAGTCTCCCTTGTTGTATTAAATTTTGAGCTTGCGTACATATTTCTGATACTTCACAGTATCTGCAAGCTTTTACTTCGCCTCGTACAGTAGCAACTGTACCTACTCCACCATCATTGGCTAGTCTTAAATTAGCTTCATCTAAACTGTCATAGTTTTTAGTTGCTCTAGACATTTTGGCAGGGTTTTTGTAATACTTATATACAGTGTCAGACTCCCAGAGTTCTTCTTTGTTACACTCAGGCAAGCCTTCTTGTGGTGTATCTAAGTAGTTTGTTAATAAATCTAGCTTTTCAGTAATAAAATGTTCTGTTTGTTCTACAGACCAGATTGGATATTCTTTAGTTATTACTCTAGTCTGAGGATAACTTGGATCTCTTGCAGCTTGTGCTGCTGACCAATCCGTAAAGATATACTGTATGTGTACAGCATTATCTGTAATTCTATCAGGTGCTAACCATTTGTATATGCTAGCTTGTTGTGTGTATTTAAGTGCGTTAGAATCAAAGATATACGACCATACAGATGTACTTTTGTAATCTGAGACAGTTCCGTCTACAACAAGGTCATACTTTCCAGAAATAATATAGTCTTTTATTTCTTTTTCATGCCGTTGTTCAATATAAACAGGTATTTGTCCTTCTTCTACTTTGTCAGGGTTTATTACAAGTTTGTCATCTAAGTTAGATACTTGTAATGCTTGTAGTGCTTTAGTAATATTACCTCTATTACTCCAAGCTTTTTCTGCAATAGCATGTATAGCAGAGCCCATCCTAGAACTTACTAAGTCCATAATGTCTACAGTTTTATCTAAACCTTTATTTTGATGTGAGAGTATTAACGCTCTCAGTGGTTTAAGTAAAGATGTAGCACTAATTACATTTGTTCGTTCATCATAATCATAGTCATCATGCATTAGCCATACAGCTAAAGGCATAGAGACATTATTCTTATTGGTATATTTAAATGCCATTGATAATCTCCTTTATTTTTTCAATACTTGCGTTGTTGGGTAAAGTAAATTGTTTATCCCAAGACTTACCTATCTCCAGGTTAGCCTCCATCTTCACTTCATTTGAAAAAATGCTCGGATGAGCATTCCATTGCATCTCTTTAATCAAAGTATCATTAAGAAACTTCACAGACATCGGATCATCCTTGACTAAAAAGTAGGCTGCATCATGAATTGTGTTGATTGGATATATATCATACACCATATCAGAGTGCTCTATTATATTATTTGTAGCAATAAGAGCTCTATTTATGAGCATGCCCCAGGACTGTGTTACAGCGTTGTTTGCGCTTCTAGCCTCTGCTACAGCAGCATATGGTGTCAGTGTAGTGTTATGCACAGTTGTAGCTAATAATGGACACTTTATTCGTAGTCCAAATGCACATTTCATATAGCCATGCTTACCTGCAAAATCAATGTTTTGCTGTGTAAAGATGTCAGATACAGAGTACAAATCGTGATATTGTCGTTCAATAAGCTGAGCTTCTTTTTTCTCAATACCAATATTAGATACAAGAGTATGCCAAGTACCACTGTAAGTTAGTGCAAAAGTGGGAC